TCGCCCCGAAGGTGGGGCGCACGGCCTCGTCGTAGGTGCGCATGTTGGTGATGTGCGCGGCAATGGGGTGGCCGCACGCACAGGTCAGGACGGTCATGGCCGCAGGCCCAACGCTCGCTGCTCGTGCACGTCGAGCCGCCTCTCGTTGTCGTACTTCCAGATCATCAGCGGCAGGCGGTGGTGTTCCCATGCCGCCTGCCACGCGTAGTCGAACCAGTCGAACTTGTCGTGCGCCGCCTGCTCCACGTTCTCGTACACCGGCATGGCAGACAAGTCCCAATAGATGAGGTCGCTTCGCCCCGGGTCGCGGGGCCGACCGTCTCGCTCGATCCAGCCCATCGCTTTCAGGCACTCGACCGGGTTGGTGAACAGTTCGGTGTGCCCACTGTCGTCGTAGTTGCCGTAGTGGCCCTGCCACAGGTGGGGTCGGGTGGGTGCGGGCATCACGAACTCCAATACGATTCGCTTCGCGGCGAAGCGGTGTACGGGGTGCCGATGCAGGCCGGGCAGTCGGGATCATGCAGCGCCCCGTACGGCCAGCCCTCGGGCGGTGCGGGCTTGCCCTGCCGCAGGTGCTGCGGCTCGGTGCTGCCTAGACCTGCCCTCGCCTCGGTCATGCGCACGATGTAGTCGAGGTCGTGCGACAGGTCGCGGGCCTGATCCAGCAGGTTGGTCAGTTCCTTGTGCATGCGGCTGCCGCGATGGAGGCCAGAGCGGGCCTCGTCAATGCGGATGCGCAGCATGCTCTCGGCAAGCCGCACTGCACGGATCGCCTCGGGATCGGGTGTGGTGGTGGCCATGTCAGTGAATCCTCTCGTCAGGTGTTGGGTGGTGGTGGTCACGGAACCAGCGCTCGTCTGATTCACGCTGGACTGCCAGCAGCAGGCGCTGGCTGGGCTTCTGCCACTCGCAGGTGTGGCTGACGTGCGGGTATCCGCTACCCGCACAGCCATGCTCACGCAGGTGAGCCAGCGCTCGTCGCGCGAGGGTGTCCTCGCTCTCGTCGGTCATGGGCGTGCCCGGGGGATGGCGTCGTACGCCAGCAGGAAGGCCGACCAGCCGCAGGTGCAGCCATCGTCGGGCTTGGGCACTTCGACCCACTCCCGACCGGCAGGCACCTGCACCTTGCAGTGGTGGTCGTGGCCGAAGCGCTCGCCGTGCGTCGTCTCGGCCCACTCCAGCAGCCGGTTGGCTGCCTGCTGCCGGGAGCGCTGGATCATCTCGCTGGCTGGGGTCATGACCGCACCACGATCAGGGTCAGGTGTTCAGCTCGCACCAGCCCGCCGTTGGCGACCGCTCGACGTGCGGCTGCCCGGGCAGTGGCCGCACCCTCGTGCAGCCCGACCACCAGCCCGGTGGCGGTGTCCACCGTGGCCCATGCCCGCACCGTCTGGTTCGCCAGTGCGGTGACGGTGGGGCTGCCGACCTGAGCGCCCGGCAACTCGGCCTCGATCTGGTCGGCTGCCACGTCGCCGGGGCTTGGCTCGTCCGCACCTTCGGGGTCTTGCCGCCACATGCCAGCGATGCCGATGATCTCGTCCTCGCCATTGGCGGGCACGATGCGCACGGCGCGCTCACCGTCCGCGTACCACGCCCGCACCGCCAGCCCCTTGATCAGGCCGTCGGGGTGGCTCTCGACCGGGACCACGTGGCCCTCGTACACGTCCTGCCACCAGTCGTGCTGCGTCATGCGCTCACCGCCTGTCGGCTGGACAGCGCCGCGATGCCAGCGAGAACCAGCACCACCACCATGATGATCGGCCCCAGCGCGGAGCCGCCGCTGGCCGCACCGCTGTGCGGCTGGTCGATGCACACCATCGTGCCGGTGGTGGTCTGGACCTCGATCTGCCCGACCGGGCAGTTGGATTCCAAGTAGTCGTCGCTTGCGTTCATCGTGTCTCCTGTGTGATCTGCCTCATCAGCGCTGGGCGATCAGCCCCAGCGGAAGCCCGCACAGTGCGGGCGTTTCGGCTAGTCGTTGGCGGCGATGCCGCCGCTGGCCTCGTGGTCGGTGTACTCCATGAGCCGTGCGTGGCCCTTGCAGTACGTGTCGCCCGGTCGGGCGGCGTAGTCGCACGCCTCGCACTTGTAGTGGTTGCAGCGCGGGCAGTACTTGCCGCTGCCGTCCTTGGCCACGATCCAGTCGTGAGCGTGCGGGTTGCTGGTGGCGTTGGTGTCGAGGCTGATCATCGTCGTGTCTCCTGCTGGTGGTGGGGTGATGGTTGTGCGGGTTGAATGGCCGGGGCTGGTGCGGACAACCACGAACGCACCGGCCCCGGCTGCGGGGCTGGCTGGCCTCAGGCCAGCCGCCCCATGATCTGGGCCATGGTCCGCGTGGCCAGCATCCAGTTGCCCTTCCACTCGACCACGTTCTCGCGTCCGTAGCACTGCTGCTGCGTTTCGGTCAGGCCGTTGTCGATAGCCACGCTGATGACCCCGACGCCAGCCTTGCGTGCGGTGTTGACCGCACCGGCCACGTAGGACTCGCTCTCGCACGGCGCACCGTCGCTGATGACGATGAGCAGCGCCCGCTCCCGGGCCTCAGTGCCGGGAATGATGCGGCCCTGTGTCAGTGCGGCAATGGCGGTGCCGTCGCGGTTGGCACCACCGGCACCGATGCTGGCCAGTTTGGCCACGCTGTCCCCGCGCCGGGTGTCCAGCCGCAGGTTGACGCTGGCGTCAGCACCGCTGGCCGTGTTGTGCGACCACACCGTCACGCGGGTGCCGGGGATGCGGCGCAGGCCCTCGACCAGCGTGGCCCCGATGCGGATGGCCTTTGTCATGTTGGCCCCGTGCATGCTGCCCGACGCGTCGATCAGCAGGTGCACGTTGAGTTGATCAGGGCTGGGCGCACCACGGCGCACGAACACCTGCGGGTCACCCCACGCGGTGGCTGCCACCTTGCGATCCAGCAGGCGTGAGCCGCTGGCCGCGATGCTGCGGTTGGTGCGGTGGGTGCGGGTCTGGACGAAGGCAGCCCGCACCATGCCCGCAGCGCCCATATCCACCGCGACCTCAGGCCGTGCGCTGTACGAGGGCCGCAGGTTCAGGCCGTCGTTGTCAGGATCGGTGCCACTGGCGAAGGCCATGAAGGCCGCACCATCAGCGCTGGGGGTGGTCGGCACGCGGTCGGTGATATCGACCGTGGCGGTGCTGCCGTCAGGATGGGTCACCGTCAGGCGCTCGACCCGGTTCTCGCTCATGCCGCCACGTGCAGCACGCGTGCGGGCAATCTGGCTGGCCATGGCCGCGTCGGTGGTGCGCTCGTCGTGGGTCAGCGCATCGGTGACGTGTGCGGGCAGCGGCTCTGCCAGCGCGTCGCGGTCAGTCTCAGCCTCGACGCTGTTGGTTTCGGTCGGGCGGTCGGCACCCTTGAGCGTGTCAGGGTTCTGGCTGGCACCCTCGCTGGGCTTGCCTGCAGGCCCTTCCGGCTTGGCGTCAGGGCTGGCCTCGCTGCCCTCACCCTCAGCCTCAGCGCTGCCGTCAGCCTCGCCCTCAGCGCTGCCGTCAGCCTCGCCCTGCTCGTCGCGCTGGTCGCCCTGCTCGTCGGCACGCTGCGCCTCGTCGCCAGCCTCGTCGATGGTGGCCGGGGCGTCAGGATCGTACTCGTCGTCGCCCTCGTCGCCAGCCTCACCGTCACCGTCGCCCTCGCTGGGCTGCGGCTGCGTTCCCGGCTGCACCACCGGAGCCTCGACCGGCAGGCCGCTGATGCGATCCAGCGCCTCAGCCACGGCTGCCAGATGGTGCGGGCTCTTGTCGCTGGCCTTGCCGCTGGTGGCACGCTTGGCCCAATCCTGCCACCACGTGCGCTCTGCCTGCAGCGCTGCGTCCGCAGCCCACGTGGTGTGCAGGTCGTAGCGGTTGGCAGCCAGCGCCAGCGAGAAGGCCTCGTCACGCGAACCCGGCAGCCGGGTGATGCTGCCAGCCGGGTAGCGCTGGGCCACCCACCACAGTGCGAGGTCGAACAGGCCAGCGAAGGCCGGGAACGTCTCGACAGTGCGGGCTTCCAGCCGCACGTCCTCGATCAGGTTCGAGAAGCGCTGGGCCAGCACGCGGTCAGCCATAGGCCGCACGCCGTAGTGCTTCTGGATCGCACGGCTGATGGCACCGCTGAGGCGGGCATGCCCAGCCTCATGCACTGCCAGCGCGCTGGTCACGCCCAGCCGCTCTGCCATGCTCAGTCGAAGGTCGCGCAGCGCTGCGCCGGTGACCTTCACCACGCGGTTGTCGAAGTCGGTGTAGGCGGTGCCACCAGTGGCCAGCCCGACGCTGTAGGCGTGCCCGCCGGTCAGGGCGTTCACGATGCTGCTGGTCTGGCGTAGTGCGGCCTCAGTGGCCTCGACGGTGGTGCTGTCGTCGTGGTCCCAGCCGAACCAGATGTTGTCCACCGCCTCGATCACGGCAGGCGCGTGCGTCCTGTCGAGCGTCGAGTCGGCGCTTGGTCCCTGTGCGGTCATCGGTGTCTCCTGTGGTTGTCTTGGCTTGTCGTCGTCAGTGCGCCGGGAGCCACCCGACGCAGACCGGGCCTCAGCCCGGTTTCGACAGTTGGTGCGGCCTACCAGACCACGCCTGACAGGATGGTCCTGACCTTGGCCTGCTCAGACGAGCCGCCGCCCTCGTGGCTGTAGTGGCGAAGCACGGCGCGCTCTGCAGCGCGGCGAGGATCGGCACCCTTGGCGATGGCGTGCGCCCAGCGCAGTGCCAGCCGCGTGCTGAGGGGAGCGTGCAGGCCAGACTTGGCGCTCTGCCTGATCTGGGCCGCACAGCGTGCGACCTTGGCAGCCTGATCGGCCTGCAGGCCCAGATGCCCAAACCGGGTCATCATCAGCCCCGCCTCGTCGGTCTCGCTCAGGTAGTCGAACGGCACCCGGTACTCAAGCCGGTCGCTCAGTGCGGGGTCCAGCGGCTGGGTGCCGACGCTGTACTCGCTGCCCACGTTGGCAGTGCACACGATCTGCACCTGCTTGTTGACGCGCTCAGAGCGCCCGGTCTGGGGCACGGTCACGGTGCCGGTGTAGTCGAACACCGGCAGCAGCGCCACCGCAGCCTGCACGCTGGCACGGTTCACTTCGTCAACCAGCACGACGCTGGGCTCTGGGCTGGTCAGGGCCTCCCAGAACTCGGTCGGGGCGAAGGTGTAGTAGCGCTGGCCGTTCTCGTCGGTGACGCTCTGGGCCATGCCGCCGAACCATTCGGCAGGCTCGACCTTGCCGTCACCGTTGACCTTGATCAGGCGCAGGCCCTCAGCCTCAGCCAGAGCCTCGACGGTGGTTGTCTTGCCGGTGCCAGTCGGCCCGGTCAGGAACAGCACGCACGGGTCACCGTCAGCGGCCATGGCCCGGGCCTCAGCCCACGCCTCGCGCATGTCCTTCGAGATGATCACGTCAGACTGTGCGGGCTTGGCAGCACGCTTGGCCGGTGCGGGCTTGGCAGCCGGTGCCTGAGCCACGCCCACCGATGGGGTGGCCACGCTGGCCGTCAGCGGTGGCACCGCAGCAGCCGCCGTGGCCGGTGCGGGCACCGTGCTGGCAGCCCTCGTCGTGCGGAGCGTGCCAGCCGTGCGGCGCTTGGCGGTTGACTTGCCCGACCAGCCGCCGGGGCCGGTGGCACCGGGTGCCACCAGCCTGACCGCACCACCAGCCAGCAGCGGGGCTTTCAGTGCCTGACCCCAGCGCAGGTCGTGGCCACCAGTGCGCCAGTCGCGGCGGACCTCGACGCCCTCGTCGCGCAGCAGGGCGTTGAGCCGCTGCACGACCTCAGCCGGGATGCTGGTGCGGGCAGCGCTCTTGCCGTAGTCGTAGGTGTTGACCGTCAGCGCTCGTGCCGATCCCGGCAGCGTGGTGTGAACCTCGACGCTCACCGCGTGGTCGGTGCTGGTGACGGTCAGGGTCAGGGCAGCGGCCCCGACAGCCAGCACGCTGTGCTGGTCAACCTGCGCGGTGCTGCCGCCACCCTTGGTGGTGGCCACGTGCTGCAGGTCAGCGAGTGTGGGGTAGACGATCCGTGGCATTGGTGCGTGTCTCCTGTCCGTGGTTGTCCCGGTGCCCATCACGGCCCCGGCCCCGGCGCTTGGTCGCGCCGTAGGCGCTCAGTCTAGGGCCTGTGCGGTCAGGGCGCAAGTCGGGTGCCAAGCACGCGGCAGTGATCTGGCCGGAGAATGTGGTGCGGTCACGCACCGGCTGGCTGGCGCAGCGTGCGTGGTTCACGCTCAGTCGGTCAGGTCGAAGGTCGGTCGGGTAGCGCTCGTCATCCTGTGCGGCCATGGGCTGGCAGTAGTGAAGGGTGCATGTCCGCAGCCCTCCGACCCGGCCCGTAGGTAAGCAGGGTGGGGTGCCAAGGTCTGCACGTATGGCCCCCCCTGCCGGGGGCACGGAGACGGACCATAGACCGGTCCCCCCGGGGATTCTGGCCGAGTGCAGGGGGGTGGGGGAAGTCTGCCTCTCTGGAACATTTGAGCGTGAAACGGGCCCCTGAGACGGTCAGTTGACCTTCCCGCGAAGCTCGTCGGAGGCGAGCGTAGCGAGCCGAGACGGAGCGAGCGGCGCGACTGGGGATTGACAGACCTGTGTAGAATCGGTCCCGTTCGGAGGTTCCCGAGGGAGCCGGAGGGCCGTGAGGCCCGCAGGCGACCGAGGGGACCGAGGAACGAGTCCCGGGGTTGAGTTCACCTCCCCCAGTCGTACCGAGGGTTCGACGCTGCGGCGTCTCACCCTCGGCGAACAGGGACAGGCCACCCCTATACTCGCGCCATGACCTTCCGCATCCGCTGCGCGCACCCCGCCGACATGGCGCGCCTGCGCCTGTTCAACTGGCCGTGGGTCGGCATCGAGTGCGGCTGGTGCCACCAGCTGTTCAGGGTCTGGCCGCTGCGCTAGACCGCACCATCGCCGCCGTGCCGGGTTGAGCTGTACTCGGCTTGGAGTACCGGTACACGCCGATCCAAGACCGGTACATCAGTACATACAGCGGTTGCACGGTTGCAGTCGATTCCGAGGGATGGACCGCACTACGGGTCGGGCTCGTCCTCCTCGAACACACCGATCTGGCCATCGCTGATGTCGTCCATCAGGCTCGCCCACTCCTCCTCCTCGACCGGTGACGCCACGAAGCGGATGGTGCCGAACTGGTCGCGCCAGAACACGAGGAAGCGATCCGTCTCGTAATGGCGGCGGTGCGGATGGGCGTCGTCCGGGTCGAGGTCGATCTGGATGCGGCTCACTTGCCCGCACAGCGTAGACTCCCGGCATGAGCATCGACACCATCTCCAAGGCCGACGAGATCGCCCTGCAGCTGGTGCGCGGCTATGCGCCCAACGTGACCACCGACCTGCATCCCCGCGATCCGCTGCTGGCCGAGATCCGTCACGAGGTCGAGTCCCACATGCCGGGCTGGAACCTGCGCGTCGAGTACGGCTTCTTCGGTGGCGTGCGTGGCACGCGGCTGTCGATGTTCCCTGACGAGATCACGGTGCAGGACGCCGCGTATGACGGCTTCGCGGGCTACTTCGCCGACAAGTACGGCTCGGGCGGTGACGACCGTGCCGATCCGTAAGGTCAGCGGCGGCTACAAGTACGGCTCGACCGGCAAGGTCTACGCGTCCAAGGCCAAGGCCGCCAAGCAGGGACGGGCCATCGAGGCCTCCAAGCACGCCAAGAAGCGGAGGAAGACCTGATGCCCGCACCCAAGCGCAAGCGCAGTCGAGCCAAGAAGACCATCGGCCCCGGCATGCGCCGTCGCGGCCCGATCATGGGCGGTGCGCTGCCCGCCCCGGGCAACGTGGCGGTCGGCGTGGGACGCGTGCTGGGTGGCATCTTCACTCGCAAGGCCGCCCTGCCGCGTATGGCAGGCACGCCACGCGCCGCAACCCGTGCGCCTGCTGCGCCCAAGCCGCCAACACCACGCTCGCCCGGACCCGGCTGGGAAACCCGCCCCGCCAGCCGACCGACGCAGGCGGCGTGGATCGGGCGACAGGCCAAGGATCTGACCAACCGCTCCGGCGTGCGGTCTGGCGGCGGTGCGGCTGCTCTGCCCGGCATGCGCTCCGGCACGGTCAAGCGCGTGGCACCCCGTGACACGTCGCCCAAGCCGACCGTGGTGCGCGCCGCACAGCTCAAGCGACGGCCCAGCCAGCGCGCCAGCTTCCGCTAGCCGATGCCCGACACCGGCACCTACACCGACCTGCTGGCCAACACCATGGCCAACGCGGTGGCGGCGCAGTGCAACTCGGGCTACCTGCGCATCTACGACAAGCTGCAGCCCGCCACTGCCGATGACGCCATCACCGACCAGATCCTGCTAGCAGAGCTGCGATTTGCTGCTACCGCCTTCCCTGCTCCGGTAGCAGGAGTCCTGACCGCCAACGCCATCGTGGCCGACAGTGCGGCCAACGCCAGTGGCAACGCGGCGTGGTGCCGCATCCTCAAGTCGGACGGCACAACCAAGCTGTTCGACGGTTCAGTCGGCCTGATTGACGACGCGCCCAACCTGATCCTGAACTCCATCGCGCTGGTGGTCGGCCAGCCGGTCAGCGTGTCGTCGCTGGTGTTCGTGGTGCCCAAGGGCTTCTGATGTCCACCCCGTGGCCCAGCCGCTGGGCGGCACCCCGTGCGGCGTGGTCCGGCTCGGGCGTCAACTCGGCTCCCACCACTGGCCCGGCCAGCTGGCGGATGGCACCCGTCAGCTGGGCGGGCTCCGGCCTGCATAGCCGCCCCATCTCGGGCACCGCCAGCTGGGGCCTGCCGCGCATGCGCTGGGGCAGTGACACCCGGCTGGACAGCCGCAAGGTCAGCATCGAGACAGTGCAGGGGTGGACCGACATTGGGCAGCCCTGACTGCGGCATCTGCAACAGCGAGCGGGTCAGCATCATCAACAGCCTGCTGGCTGCCGGGCGTGGACCGTACGCCATCGAGCGCGAGATGAAGCGCCTCGGCCAGCCCACCAAGGCCGCCACCGTCACCCGCCACCGCAGCAGGTGCCTGACCACCGAGGTGCTGCAGCGCTCGCTGTCCAGCAACACCGACTTCGCCACCGCTGTGCGAAACGAAGCGGTCAGGCAGCTCGAAGCGGGCCAGCTCAAGGTGCGCACCACTGATGGTTTGACCGCACAAGGCCTGCTGGATCGCCGCGCCGAGAAGGCCGCCGACCGGGTTCTCCTCGTGGAGATGGCCCGGCTGCTGAGTGGTGCGGGCAAGCTGGGCACAGTGCGGCCACCCGACACCCTGATGGTGCGGGCTACGGTCATCGACGGGCCCACTGATTCAGCAGACCCCGATCTGCTGGAACAAGACGACCTGATGCTGCCCGCCATGCGCCCGGTGTTCAGTGGTCGATGACGACGACTTCCGGGTTGCGCTGCAGCGCGCCCGCTGGGACATCGACTACTTCGCGCTCCGCTTTCTGGGCATCCAAGGCCACCCCGGCCAGCAGCGCTTCTGGAACACCGGCCTCATGCGGCTGGAGGATGGCTGGCGCGCCGCCTACCTGACCATCGCGGTCAGTGCGG